GGACAGGTCTTTCGTGATAACGATTCCTACACGCCCTGCTTCGATCTCGACCAGCATACTCTGAAAGCCGGGGCGGTCATAGTTCGTGCCGGAGTAGCCATCATCCACAAAGAACACCGGGTTCGGGAAGTGGTTCTTTTTGGCGTATTCCAGAAGGATAGCCTTCTGGTTCTCAATGGACAGGCTTTCGCCGAGCCGTGCGTCCTCTTGCGACAGTCGGCAGTAAAGTGCGGTGATCTTATTCGTTGCTCCAGACATTGTTGTGTCCTCCTTACTCTGTGGAGCAACTGTCAGTACAGGATTGGTTAACGGGTCAAGTATAGCAGAATTAGGCGCAGTTGTCATTCGTCTGCACCCTCATCTTCAAATTTTTGCTGGGCGTTCTTGGCAACAATGCGCTCCAGCTTCTTCAAAAAGGATTCCTTGCCCTCATAGCTGCCGGTCACGGTGTAGGTGGTGTGACCGACTTTCTCCGTGGTGGTCAGTTCTGGAATCCAGAAAGCGGACAGATTCTTGACATGGAGGTTGCCGTTCTCATCTACATAGGAGCCGTGCTTCTTCTGCTCTTCGGTCAAGGGCTGCCGCTTGAAATAGATTTCATTTTCGGAGATGCTCACGGTTTCGCTGGCCTGCTCCTTCGGGGTATCGTCATACAGCGAAAAGCGTTTTTTCAAAAAGTATGGGTTTTCGTGAGAGCAAGAATCGTCCCGTGGCCACAAATTTTCAATTCTTGAAAATTTCCTGCCCCTTTGGGACAGCTTCTTGTTGGGGCGTGCCTGCCCCAAACCCTGCCAGATAAAAGCAAAGGGGCATTATCTGCCCCGATGCTTTTCCTTTCGCTTCTGCTGTTTCAGTTCAAATTGACGCTGCTTTTCTGCTTCGCGTTGTTTACGGCTAAGTGCTTTTCGCACCAGCTTGTTTTCTTCTCGCTGCATTTGCAACGCCTGCTGTGATTTTGTGCCGATTCCTGTGGCAGCTGTTTCCTTTCGGATTTGCCGTTGCAATCGCTTTGGATTCACAGACTCTTTCTTTACAACTGTCTCAACAGATGGACTGAAGCGCAGCCGACTGTAATTCTTGAGCAGATACTCCAAGACTTCATAGTCCTTTGGTTCTGCGCCAAACACGACTTTACACACTGAAAGCTTTCTTCTCTCAATACGCTCAAACACTCCAATCCAGAATGGAGCCTCAAAAAACACAGTCAGCTTTGTAGAATCAATGTCCATAACGAAACCCTCCTGAAATAAATCCTTACAGGAATGGACAACCCGGAGGGGAAGGTTACTTACCTACACCGTGCGGTGCAGACGGCTGGGCTACCTACCAGCTCTAGCATCTCTCAGGAAGAAATGCGTTGCGTTTTTATCCTGCTTTTATTATATAAAGCACATCCCTGTGCATTATATCTACCCTAATTGGTTTTCCAAGTGAAGTATACCACACTCGTGGTCAAATGACCACCCATATATACGAGAATTTGACCGTTTTACTGCGTACGTGCGTACCAACCTTCCGTACGCATGTACGCAGCGATTCGCTCGAAACGAACCCCATACCACCGTTCCCCCTCGGAGAGCCCACTACACTTTGCAGACAGCAGGGCTGAAAGTGTCATAGTGGGTTATTACACTTCCGCAGAAGTGCCTTTTCCTCGCCGCAAACAGCCGGGGTGCGCCTTTGTGAGAGCCTTTTGTGTGGCGAATCCACATCGCCCACAGGCGATGTGAGCAGGGATTCCAAGGGGGCGCAGCACCCCTTGGCACACGGACTTTGGTACAAAGTCTAGTGTGTTACACCTTTCCAGAGGTGTACACGTTCCTGAAATGCAAAAAGCCCCATACCCAACACCTTGACGGTGCGGACATGGGACTTGATGCTTCCTCGGCCTAGCCTGGTACTCGTAACCAATCCTGACATGCAGTTGCCGTGTCATTTCTCGAAAACTGTTTTACAGATACCTAGCACTGTATTCAAATCCACTTTTGAAAGCGTTATATTTACTGCTTTCCCATTTAATTTGCTGTTTATTTCAGTCTCTGTGTAGTACCTATCATCGTGAGTATGAGAGCTCGCAGCATAGCTACCTTTTGGTTGGTATACACTATCTGCTTTGCTTTTGATATATGTCCACAACGTACTGATTGGACGACGATAATAAGAAGCTGTTTTACCATCATTATGTTGGCTGATAAAAACAGTTGCATCATTAGGGATGCCATCGGCGGTACTCAGTTTGTTGATAAGTCCATTCGCTCCAGCTTCGTTATTGTTCACCTTGCTGTTCAGCTTGCCGTCCATCTCGGCCTCAGTATAATATCTATCATCATGGCTATGACTCTTCGGAGCGAACTTTTCTTTCAGCTTACTCCACAGATACTGTAAGCCAGCATAATCTAAATATCCCATAATCGACCTCCTGTCTCAGTAAGAACTGAAATCAGCTTGCCAAAACATTGTCGATTTCAGTATTTGTGATCTTTGTAATAGTAAAAATTTCGCCCAGAGCATCCCACTTAGAGCCATTCCATGCATAGTTCATTCCATTGCCAACGTCATACACATCACCAATGGTCTGACCGCTCGTGGGTAGCTTGTCCGTAGAAGCAACAGAACCCTTGTAACGATACATTGCCGTGATATCGCTCTTCAGGGCATAAGTGTTTGCCGCGCCAAATCCATCCAGTTTCTTCTTGTCAGAGGTACTCATTAAGCCGTGAATGCTCTGTGTTGCGTCACTGTATGTTGTATTGGTCGGAGTAGACCAAGTACCATCGCCACGTAGATACTGCCCCTGTTTACCAGCAGCCGGAGCAGGAACTAGACCAGAACCACCAGCTGCCGAAGCAGTAGCAGCCTTAAAAGTGCCATAAGTAGTATTGGTGTCGGGCGGAACCTTCCAAGTACCATCAGAGCACAAATAACGGTTTGCAGCACCGGCGGCTGGAGCCGGAGCAAGACCATGTACACCAGCATCTTTAGCAGTAGCACCCTTCATATCGCTATAAGTAGTGTTATTATCGTTGCCCCACTGAGCAGTACCATCAGCACTCCATCTCAAAATCTGACCCGCAGAACCACCGGCAGGGATATGCTTATTACCGGCAGAAGTGGGGTGCGCGTAGTTATTTGCATTGGCGGCGATGCCATCCAGTTTCGCTTTGTCTCCAGAACTCATCAGACCGGCAGAACTGGTCGAAGCGTTATTGTATTTCGTATCAGGTGGAGTAGCCCATGTACCGTCACCTCTCAGATACTGTGTTGCATTAGTTGTAGCAGGGGCTGGTACAAGACCGGAACCACCAGCGGCAGAACTTGTTGCGCCTTTAAATACGCTGTAAGTGGTGTTGTTATCGTTACCCCATTGAGCTGTACCGTCAGAGCTCCAGCGCAGGATCTGTCCAGCAGAGCCACCTGCTGGAATATGCTTGTTGCCAGAACTGGTAGGGTGAGAATAGTTGTTTGCGCCGTTCGCAATGCCATCTAGTTTAGCTTTGTAAGCAGCACTAAAGTCGTTTGTAGAAAGACCTTTACCATCAACTTTATCGACCTTATCAGCTAATTTTGCCTTTATCTTTTGCCAGAAGTAAAGTAGGCCATCATAATCTAACCAAGCCATGTATTTCCTCCTTTACGTTGATAGGATTTTATCTATATCTGAATTAGTCAGAGCCTCCATATACATAGAAGGGTCACCAGTATTCACAACCAACTCGCCATTCTCATTGGTCATAACGGTAGTGATGCCCGTACCTTTGATAGATACAGAACTTTGTTTTGCGCCATCCAACAGGATTTTTGCTTTGCCATTAAGTGCGCTCTTGTTTGTGCCAAGTGAGAAATTGTTATCGTTCAGCAATGTCCAGTTGCCACCCAAGTACGCATATAGCTTGTCGGGTTTCAAATAATAGATTTTTTCGGCTAGAGGAGCCAATGGTAAGTCGCTCACAACCTCTAAATCTGAACCGATTTTTACGTGAGCCGTGGTAGTGTCTCGATAGGCGTTTCCGGTGTCAAGGCAGACAATAAGCTGTCCGTCGATCACTGGAGTCTTGTCGAGCTGCGACTGATTGATTTCGCGTAATGATAATTTTGACATCATGAAACTCCTTTTCGATAAAAATAACCCCACACTCCATTACAGAGTGCAGGGATTTATGTTAGATTATTATGTCTCAGCGTTCGCGCCGGAATCGTCAATAGCCTTCCAAGTCAGAGCCCCCTCGACATTCTTAACGCGATTATCCATAGCAGTATTCAAACCGTCTGCATAGGTTTTTGCAGTATCGCGAGCGGCATCCGCCTTTTTAGTAGCATCAGCAGCAGCGGCAGAAATTACTTCTGATTTCGCAGCAGTCAGTTCATCCTGAGACACCTTTGCATTCCAAGCCTTGCGCTCTTCAGCGGTAATGTGCACCACAGCATCCTTGGAATGACCGTCTAGCTGGTCTTGCACCTTCTTGATCTTTGCGTCAGTCTCAGACTTGGTATAAGCATCAGGCACAGCCACATACAGACCATCCTCTTCAATTGTAATAGAGTTATTGGCTTTTGCGGACACACGCACATCAACACTGATTTTATTGTCATCAGAAACAGTCACAGTTGCAGTAGAAGTTGCCACGCCGATATAAATATCAATCAGGGAGCCAACAGGAATCTTAATAACCTCGCCGGTGGTAATAGTCAGCTCGATCTCATGAGTCTCGGTGTTATAGATACCACTCTTTACAACCAAGTCCTTGCCCAACGCAATCGTCAGAGTGTCGCCGCCAAATACAGGCAGCTTGATAGTGCGAGTTTCTGCATCATAAGTAGGCTCATGAACAATACCAGTCATGGTAGTGGTAACAGGTTCGTCACCCTTTGCCACACTCAACACACCAGCATTATAAGTAACATCTGTAACGAACTTACCTTTAATACCTTCCACCGCTGCAACCTTGGCATTAACATAGTCAGCGACAGCCTTGGTGGTCGGAATATCATCATTGGTGGCATCTGCCGGGATCTGAGTAACGGTTGTTTTGTTCAGCTGCACAAACTCCACGCCATTCCAAATATGCATGGTGTAGTCTGTCATGCGGAAATAAATAATACCCTGAACCTGACCAGCTGCGGGCAGGGAAGACACCATCTTAGTGCTCTTAGTGTACTCAGTTGTACCCTTAAACAATTGCAACGTATCGGTCGTAAAGTACAGTGTATCCATGTCTTTTGGAGCAAGGGCATCGTACCGTGCTTTCGTACCATACGCAAATTTTACTTGTGCCATATTTTTCCTCCTTATTAGAATTCAGTCCATTGGAAATTTGTAGATTGAGTTTGAAAAGGCTCGACGAAGAACCGACCTGACTCCGCGCTTTGCTGCACGACCCACGGTTCATATTTGTCGTCTTTGCCTCGTATCATTACGGTCTGACCTGCATAAGTCGCGTCATTCTGGTTGATTGCCTCATTTGCCGCCGGAATACTATCAAAACAAAGCGTCCGAGGCGCTACCTTTTGAATAGATAAGTCGTCCCGGACGTATATGAATTCTGATGTATCTTTTGTGATAATAATGTCTTTGCCATCAATCAACCCAAGCGCAATCGCGGCTTCTACGTCTTCTGCGTTACCGTAACCAAGCTTCGAGTATTTGTATGCCATTCTTTTCACCTCGCTTTAAACGATGGTTAGAATGGGACAACACGCATACTACCATCTTCAGTTTCCACAGTTTCAGTTGTGATTTTAATAGCGTTACCAATGGGTTTACCCTCGGAGGTAAGCTGAATACGATGCTCTTCATCGTAAGTGATGTTATCAGCCTTGTTAGCCAGACTAGTGTTGAAGCGGTCGGTCATCGCTTTGTTCAGAGCCTCCAGTGCGATAATACGCTGATCCAGAGTGCTTAGTGCTTCATCGGGGATCAAATCAGACCACTTGCTGATAGGAATAATATGTACAACGCCGGGCCCAGCCTTACGCACGCGCTGAATTGTCTGTCCTTCAGAGTCCATCTCAACGTGAATGAAGGTCAACTGGAACTCAATGTCACCAGCTTCACTGGTCAGAACCGTATCAAACGGTAGAAGATACTCCAACCGGTTCTTGTACAGGTCTTTTGATTTTTGTAGAATTTCAGTTTTATAGCGTTTGCTTACAGGCAAAACGTACTCCAGCATAACGATATAGTCACTGATATCTACACCTTTGTAGGTCTGGTCAGCCAGAAAGTGCAGATTATCCACCAGCTTACTCCGCTGCATGATGCGCTCAGTCAGACTTGCGGTGATAGTATTGTCCTCGTTAATCAAAAAGGTATACATATCACACCTCCTTTCCATTTACGATGTACAGGTAATCATCTAATGAGATTTTCTTGCCCGCAAGCAGATTCTCCACAAATTTGTCCTGCACCATGCCATTCTTATAAAGTCGCCGCATACTCTCGACGAACTCAGTGAAAATCTTCTCCATCACAGTAGACCTCCTTGAATTAACGTCAGTGTATAGGCATCAATAATGGCCTCAGGAGTTGTACCTCCCAAGGCCATGATTTGGTCGTATTCATATTTGTCAATTGGCTCAAGCGTTACAGTGTCATACTCGGGGGATGGAATCAGGTAATAACCATCAACGTGCCAGATATACTTTCCGTTGCTGCTGATAATACCCTGTGCGTCATCCTCGGTGCAATTCACCATAATATTGTGCTTGGGCTGATACTTTACAAACTGAAGGCGGTCAAGAGCATCGATCACTCGACCGTCTTTAAGTACCTTATAATACACTCTCAACACCTCCTTAAATGCTGAACATCACGGTTACCCCTAATTGCTCAGAGGGATAATGGAAGCCATACAGCTCACCAGTCTCCTCAATTGCATAGAAGTATCCATCATAGGTTGCAAACGGGCTGCGCAACCAATACTTTGTTGCCCTACCCTCTGCATTGTGCTTGATTCTTGATTCATTGCCGGTCATGTAACTGATAGTCTGACCTTCGTAAACATATGGCTCATCAGTCATCAAAGAACTTACTTCGATCGCAGAAGGAATAAAGAAATAACAATCCGAAGTTACAATTTCCTTACTCTTATTACCGGCAGAACTCGGCACTTTAACTTTCTTAATTAACTGTTTCCAGCCAATCGGCAAAGCGTCAACTAGACGGGAATTTAAGTATTCGCGCAAGGAGGTATTACCCCAGCCACCGGCATTATTAGCAGCAGAGCTAAGCATCATCTCTTGACCCAAAGTATCTCTCTGCAAGAATGTCATAGCGCAGCGTTTATTGGAATTGTCGCTCAAGTAGTAATTCTTAAAGCTTGCAACCTCTACAATCAGATTATCGTGTGTCCATGCAGCCAATTCACGACAAGCAGCGTCACCAAGATCTGCATACCAAAGCTTAGACCAATAAACCGTACCTTTAGCGTGGCGCTCGTAAGCACCATCATCTGCCTTTGCACAGCCAAACACCAATGTGGCATTCGTCTTTGTGATACGGGTACGAGAAATCTTTGTATAGCTCAGAGCAGAACCATAGATGTTAGAGGAATAGACGTACAGTCCATTATCCCCTTTAACATGACGGATGACGGTCATATCACGAGAACCAGCAGATACACCATTTGCAGAGTCGATACCCCATGTTGTCTTCACACCTGTAGAATTCCACAAGCGGATGCCGTTCATACCATTCTGTTCAAAACACTGCATCAAAACAGTGTTGTTTGCGTTCGTGGCGTCCATCTTATAGTCAACAGCCAGAACAAAATCTCTGTCCTCCTCAAACAGCTTGATGTTGGTATCAATGTAATTCTTGCCATCAAATACCTGCGGCTCGCTTATGAGAATCTTCTCGGTAATATCATCGTAACTAAAGTCATTACCAAGTTTAATAGAAACTTCGTCTTTTGCTTCTACTATTTTCTGCTCTACACCGACCTTGCTCATGGCATAGATTTCAACAGGACGAAGTTGACCAATTTCCTTGCCATCAAAGTAAGTGGAAGAATATTCGCATACATCATAAACTGCGTTGATATCTTTATCGCCAATAACATAGCCGCCCTTATCCCAACTACTGAACAAATAATACTTAAAAGCAGTTTCCTCAGAAGTATATGTCGGAGTGTCGCCAGTATAAAGCACCATAGAGCCATACGGAGCAACAGTCTCTTGCAGTACAGCCCCACGATTCATATAGCGGACAGTGTATTTACGTACAGATTCAGTATACAGAGCAGTAATAGTCTGATTGCTGAAAACTGTCGTAAACTCTGTATCCCAGCCGCTGAAAGTAAAGTCCGTAGAGATTGTGCTCTCAGTAGTGGGCGTCGGAATCGGATTCTCTTTACGGGTAACAGGGTCAACTGCCTTACCACCCTTATCAATGTACTGGATATCCAGAACAGTGCCGTCTTTATTCACGAACGTCCACTTGAACTGCTGAACCAGTGTATTGTAAGTGATATTCAAATCAGGCCACTGTGCCGTAAACTCTGCCAGCTGACGCTCACGCATAATGGGCACATGGACACTACCTTCAACAACAGAATGATCAGTGTTATAACCATTTTCATCCAAGCCGGTCATCTTCAACAGACGATCCAGCAGGGAAGTGTCATCCAGCTGCCAATCAACGCCAGTCAGACGCACACGATTCAAGTTCGTGCACTTCGCCAGCATATCGATCAAGTCGATTGTCGGACACTTCTCAACCGTCAGGGTGGTGATGTTCTTATAATCTGTAATCTTTAGGTCAGTCAGATAATTCAGATTCTTAGCGCTCAAACTTGCGATCGCAGGTAACTCCGCTTTTCTAATTTTGCCACCCTTAGCAAACGCGACACCAGTAATACCAGAACCGCCAGCATAGAACTCTTCCAGATTCGTACAACCTGTCAGACTGATGGACTTCTTCAGGTTCGGCACATTCTGCAGGTTCAAATGCTCAAGCAGTGTGTTGTTACCAACCGCAAAATCAGTCATGTTTGTATTCTTGTAACCCTCGGCGGCAGAACCAATCTTCAGGTCAGTCAACTTTACACCGTGGCTGAAATCAACATAGCCGGGGTAGAAACCAGAAATATCGCCAATGCTCTGGATGATAGAGGCGTTGTAAACATAAACCTCGGTATCATTCATAGCCGCAATCGGACACTGAATCTCGTAAGTTTGACCGCGCTTACCACGCACCTTCACAGGGTTAGAACCATACCGCACAGAGACGTAAGTGTCGGCATATGGAACAATATGGAAAGTACCATCGGGTTTCACGCCTGTCCAGTCAGTCGGAGTATAGCCACGAATGGTCATATCATCAGAGGTACAAGCAGCACCAGTATACTTTGATGCCATGTATTTTTCCTGATAACGCTGGAACTGACGCCGCTGATGACGTTTATTGCCGTGCATCATAGGCAGATAGCTAGTTGTACCATTATCCTCGTAAGTACGGAAATATTTGCGCCGCATATCCATGATCCACAACTTCTCGGGCTTTACGTCCTGATAGTCTTCGAACTTTTTCAAAATACGAGTAGCACTCCATGCCAGAGCACTTTCACGGTTCAGGAACATCTTTGCGAGGTCGTCTGCAAACAGGTCACGAATCTTGCACCACAGCTTAGAATCATGTGCGTTGAACACACTTTTTGTGCCGATGGTGTCCATATCCTCATAGCCGTAGCTCAGGGTCAGACCACCTTCGTTATCGTTGCCCATCGCAGTATCATTATCGTAGTCAAAGCAGAAATCCCAGTGCACAAGGTCTGTCGTGTGAGGGAATACATTCTTAGCACGGTTATCGACCATGGTATGACGCTCAGTAAACAGATAGTGGAACAGGGTAGAATCCTTGACAAAGTAGTTTTCAAAGTTCTTCTTAAACTCCTCATCGTCCGCATTCACGACCCAGTTCTGCACACGAATCCATGCGTTTTTTGCAGCCTGAATCTCTTCCTCGGTACAAGCCTTATTGATGTAACGGAACTCAAAGCTGTGGTCGCCATCCCAAGTTTCCTCAGAGAAGTCGCCGCTCAGGAAGCGGGTTTGTGCATCGGTATTGTTGTCGATTTCAACGATAACTTCCTTGTGGTTATTCGGGTCCATACCCATCGTCTCGCTATTCTTTTTGGAATTACCAAAATCTCCGCAGGCATAGAAATGCCATTGACCGTCCTTAAAGACAGTTGCGTTCGTAGTGTCAGTTTCTTGAATGAAAATGACACAAGGGTAAAACGCCATAGTGTCGCGCACTTTCGGGTTGTCCTTGCGAGCCTGACGAATATAGGGATTAAACTCGTTGAACTCGTCTGCCAGCAGAGCATTGTTTGCATTCTCAGAAGAGGCAACATTGACTTTAATGTTAAAATATTTCTCACCAACGCTGTTTTCTGTAAATGCATACTTACTGCCAGTGCTTTCATCACCAAAGGTAAAGCCACCAGAACAATCGATATCAATATTACGACCGGATTCACCATATGCGTTAGAACTAGTGCCCTGTCCCTTGTGGGAGCCAGTAGCAGTCCAATTGTCTTCCACAGCACGACCATTTTTATAAATGTGCTGAATAGTCGTATTCGGCACTTCGTTCTTTTTGCCAGTCGTAAATGTCGGAGCGGAGATCTTGATAATGCGCAGGTCTGGGCACTTCTCAGCCAGCAGGTCAGGATTCAGCTCGCCGCTCACGTCCGTAATATCATTGCGGGTGTAGCGCTCAATCATTTCCTCTGCATTCTTTGCGTCTGCAATAAAGTTGTCGAGGATCTCGTCGTCTGTCAGGTTCATCATGTAGGACTTCATACGGTAAACCAGTACGTCACAATCAGGAGAACCAATCGTAATGCCTACCGGAGAAGCCTGTGTAAAGTTGTCACTTGCATCATACAGCTCAACACGACAGGGAATACCATCCAACCATAGAACCATTTCTTTGTACTGACTATCTGGCAGAATATTAAATTCAAATTCCATAAAGTCGTCTTCACAAGTTGGTAGGGAAATGCTGTTTTGCTCACTGGTCAGCGTGACCTTCTGTGCCTGAATATTCAAACCAATGCCACCATTCAAGCAAGTCAGTGCTGTAGCATCGTAGTTCTTGACGTTCGTGGTCTTGAATACCAGCTTGAAATTCTTACCCAGCTTCTTTGCATCATCGCCAAACAACTTGTAACTGATATTTGCAGTCGTACCAGCCTTTACACAGAAGTAGGTGTCGCCATCTTCGTCAAGCTGATATCCGCCATTAGACCAGTCAAAGTTGTCACTAACAGTAAGTCTATTATTGCCATCAGTCCACAGACGAGTCTCGTCAGAATTTGTTTTGCCAGCAGGATTAAAGTCGAAAGCCAGATTTGTCTTAACAGGCTCAATCGTAATACCAAGTTCTTTGATCTCAACACTGATGGTCTTACTTACAGAACCGCATACAATTTTCAGCGTATGAGTGCCAATATCAGCAGATTTCCAAGTCCATGTCTGCATGGTACGTCCAACAGTCAGAGTAGCAATCTTAGCGCCGTCAACCTCCAGTGTTACAGTGGTCGTAGAGCTGGAAGGATCATAAACGGTATAGTTGATTGCGACATTGCTATACTGTTTTGCACTTGCTGTCTTTGTTGCACAACTGATAATAGGAGTTGTATCTCCCTCAGTTGTCCACATAATATCCTTGACGATCTTATTACTGGTGACCTGTTTGCCATTGATTTCAGCAGTCATGGAAACTTCCACAAGATGTGCGCCATGAATCTGAGCCGGGATGGCATAAGTCAGCTGTCTGCCAGTAACAGCGGTCGTGGTAGAGCCAAGCGTCTTTCCATCAATCGTAAAGTTGATAGTCTTCGAAATATTGCCATACGGAGTGTAGCGGAAAGTCACTTCACCACTATAAACCAGCGTATCGTCAAAGGTGCTCTCAAGATAGAACTCAACCACATTGATAGTCCAAGTCTTTGTGCCAACACTGCCAACACTATCGGTCACTTGCAGCTTAACAGTATTGTCTCCGCTATGCAGATACTGGGTCACATCAAAACTGTTCTTGCCCTGAATAATAGTCTGTGTGCCAACTTTTGTATTGCCGACATACCAAACACCAGTAGCAGAGCCAGTATCATCGCCAGAGTTATCTACAGAAGTAAAGTTGTAATTGATAACAGCGGGGTCGCCAGCAATAACAGTCAGCGCAGAACCATCCAGACGCTCGATTGTGATAACGCTTGAGTTTCCACCACCGCCACCGCCGCCTTGAATAACAACGGTAGTTTTAACAGTGCCATTTTCTAATAGGTTTAGCTTAGAATCCTCATAAGTAATATCGTACTCACGCCCAGCATTCGGGTCGGGCTTCACATTCTTTAGCTGCTCCTGAATGTCGGAAATGTCGCTGTTGATAGTATCAATGCTGTTCTGCAAACCAGAGGCGGTGTTCTTCACAACAGTTAAATCGTTTGATACTGTCTCAACACTAGCCTTTTCAGCCTTTGACTCGAGAAGTTTGTTGGTTGCTTGTTTGTTATAATAATCACTTTGCAGCGTCTCAGGTAAATTTCCAACACTGTCTTGCAGATTTTTTACGGCTGCATCATTACTGGTTTTATACTCAGTCAGCTCAGTCTGGACAACGGAGACATTTTCATCGATTTTTGCATCGACAGTCTTATTGAAAGCAGTTACCCATTCAGCACTCGGGTCTGTGTTCAGAGTAATGGTTTTAATAAGTTTGTCACCATTCAAGAATTTAATTGTCTGTGTTTCTGCATCGTATTGCACATCAAATTTTGCCAGACCGTCAACCTTAGCAATGTCACCCTGAAGTAGAGTAATAAAACCATTTACTTCTTCCTTAGTGTAGTAATTTGCCAGTGTATCAGCCAAGCCATCCACGACTGCCTGCGCGTCTTTTGCACTCTGAGCGGCTAGTGTTGCGGCAGTCTGTGCCTCGCCAACTTTCTGACTCATTGTAGACAAGAATTGTGTGTACCAGTCGTCACCAGTCGGGTCGTTCATTGCTGTACCGGTCAGGGATTTCAAAACATTCAGCTTCTCGTTCGGTTTTGTACGCCACAGATAATTCTTTGATTCACCGCTGCTAGGTACAGTGATTGCACCAGTTGCCATAATTTCAAATTTCAGCACGCCATCCTTCACAGTGGCATAGTCGCTGACCATCCAGTGAGTAAGTGAATTACGCTAAAATCGTTCCATGTGATATAGCGAATGGCGAAGGAGTGCGCGTCACATTGTTCGTACAGGGTTGTGACCATCACTGCCCCGGCTGTCAGAATCCTACCACATGGGACCCGAATGGTGGTCAGCCATTCACAGATGAAACGCTCGATAAAATTGTAGATTTACTTCGACCTGATTATATTCAAGGGCTTACACTCACTGGTGGAGATCCACTGTTGCCGGAAAATAGAGAAGTTGTTGAGAAGATTGTTCATCGTGTATGGACTGAATTTTTAAGCAAAAAAGATGTGTGGCTCTGGACTGGATATAAATGGGAAGATTTGTGGAATCAAGACGGACTCGTATCTGACATCCTTGCTGATATCAATGTGCTTGTAGATGGGCCATTTATTGAATCAGAGAAAGATATCTCTCTTCCATATATGGGGAGTAAGAACCAACGAGTAATTGACATCAAATTGAGTCTTGGATATAAAGAACCGACTCTTTGGTGGACTCCAGAAAAGAAAGGAAAATAATATGAATTTTAGTGATTTTGGCTCGATGCAGAATATCACGCCTTATCGCCCCAACATTAAAATCAACAAATTGCACGACGATGCTCATCTGCCAACTTATGGTTCTGCAAATGCTGCTTGCGCAGACTTGTACGCTTATATCGGTTTTGATGACGCAACGATGGTAAACAAGAATGGCGACCGTTGTATTATGATTCAACCGCATGAGACCGTTAAGGTACATACTGGTTTACGGATGGCTCCGCCTGAAGGTTGGTATGTCGCTATCTATGCTCGCAGCGGTTTGGCAACCAAGCAGGGACTTGCTCCTGCAAACAAAACTGGCATTTGCGATCAAGATTATCGTGGAGAGTATATTGTGGCACTACATAATCATTCCAACATCCCTCAAATGATTACTCATGGCGACCGTATTGCTCAGATGGCAGTTGTTCCGTTCTGGCAGGCTTATTTTGAAGAAGTTTCTGAATTGGACGAGACTGAGCGTGGAGCTGGTGGGTTTGGTTCTACTGGAAAACAGTAATCGAGGTGTTTATGGGAAAGACAATTGATACGTCCGAGCTTCTGTATCGGATGGGCAAGTACGCAGAAATCGATGCTGGAGAAGAAAAACATGATGCGTTTATGCATTTTATGCTTCTTTTGACCCGCACAATTGAGAAAATGCCGAATGCTGCATTGACTCATAAAAATCCGATTGATGATGAGATTATGGGGAATCAGTACAAGCTGGCGAACGCAATATCACTGGTGACTGGTCGCACTAGAAACGACGGCTGGTATCTCACTTGGATTGGCATGACCATGAAGATTGTACGGTTGAAGAGTGGAGAATCAGCTGGTTTCCGGTACATCAAAGATAATGAGGGGCATGATTATCCGGGCGCAATGCACACATCTTGTGTTGTTGATTATTACATCTCAAGTGACAAGAAAAATGTTATTGTCCAGACTGAGAACACTATTTATAAATTTGAAAAAATTGAAGAGGACTAAATTATGGCTAAGTATTTTTACGTTTACAATATCGTCGGTGTCGAAGATTCTATTGTGAAAATGTTTAACACTGAGACTGGTGCGGTAGGAGAGAAATCGATTCAGAAAGATCGCATTGACGGTTTTGTCGATGGTATCAAAGCAAGTGGATATCAACTGAATGAGGAACTGGCAGACGCTGATGTGGCAGAAGGTGAAGCAAAGCGTATTCTGGCAGAGAAGATGACTGCTTATCAGGCAGCTCGCGATGACTATCACAATAAGAGTGAAACTCTGAAGAAGGTTAAAGCAAAGTACGGTATTAAGTAAGGAGAATACATAATGAAGTGTTACGCTATTGAATCTCATTACGAGAAAGAAGCTCCATTTGGAATTGCATGGCAAATAAAGCTGTTTGATGGGCATACGCTTTTGGAAGAGTACGACCACATCTTCTATAACGAGATTGCTGGCTACTGCAAATGCCTTGAAGATATGGGGCTTATCGAGAATGTCGAAGTGAAACTGGACATCGAAAGCGAATTGAAGAAGCTACAGGATTTCCAGAAGAGTATCGATGAGATCACGGCGAAGGCCGCGATGCTGGAAAATCCTGCAAAAAGTGTAGAAACACCTTCTATTAGAACAAAATATTCATTCTGGTAAAAGGTAAATTTTACGGAGGAAGTGATTCTATGGCATACGCAGGCAAAAATGGATACGATAAAGACACGGATATTTTATTTCCGATAGCTATTAATATTATTGGATGGGTAGGTAAAGCAGATAGAGAAGAGATTCTTGATCTTAGTTTTGAACGAATTTCCCTTTATCAAGTAGGGAAGATCCTTGAAAAACTTGGCTATCAGAATATTGATATGAGCGAAAACGGATGGGAAATGGATTACTGGTGGGAGTACGAACTTGCCAATAACGCCAATGATATTCCGAACCTTCCTTGTCGAGTTCAAATTAAAGGAAGTTGCGCAGAGGGCACAATGATGCTTAATGTTTTAGATAACGAATAACTCTAACAGTAGTGGTGGGTGGGTGGAATAAACAATATGAAAGCACATATTCAAGAAGAAAAGAAAACAACTCCATTAAAACTTGGCGATGGAATATTACTTCAAGAAAAAGACGGCAAAATTTACAAGGTTTGCGACACGGCAGAATATGACGAGACGCATACTGACGATGAGGTTATCAAAGTTGCTTTGTCTGAAGAAAATATGATTATTGGATCGAACTTTTTTAACACATCGTTTGTGTTTACAGATTGAGGTGAGCTGCTATGATTATGGTTATCCAACACAAAGGAACTCCAAAGAAAAAGAGATATGCTGCAAAGTTTTTATGTTCATGTGGGTGTGTCTTTTGGGCTGATGATGAAGATATAAAGTTTCCGAGCTATTCTGTTATGCGAGAATATACACTGGGCTTAAAACTAGCAGAATGTCCAGAGTGCGGAGAGCAAGTTGTCTCTTGTCTCCCGGAAGTTTCCAGAGAGAAAATTTTTGTGGATTGAGGTATGATTATGGCAATTAAAATTATCAAACATAAAAGAGAACCAGAAAAACTGGCTTATAAATTTTTATGTGATTGCGGTTGTGAGTTTTGGTCTGACGCAGATAGCGTGATAGAAGTTAGCTCATGCGGGTGTGTTTTTCTTTATCAAACCAAATGCCCTGAATGCGGTTGTACTGTTAGTATGGTGCCGAATCTTGAGCTTAATATAATGCCTAGAAATAAGATTTTTGATGAATAACTGGAAAGCGAGAAAGAATGGCTATTTGCAGTAAATGTCTACATAAAGAAGTATGTGCTTTTAGGAAGCAGCTAGGAGATTGCTGTACTGAATCTTGCAAAAATTTCTTTGGCTGGGTTAAGGTCATGGATGAGCGTCCGATTCTTTTAAAAGATAACCTTGTAATAAGCGATTATGGTCTGTCGTTTATTGGATATTACGATTACAATAAGAGAGATCGAGAACACTTTTGCGATGCAAACACACTTGAAAAAATTTATGAATGTCCATCTTACTGGCTGAAAGGACTTGGTTTACATGAGCAAGAACGAATCGCAAACAAAGAATATAAAAAACGATTGGTGGCTTGTAAAGAAGCGGAGAGCGTACTTTAAATTGTTTCTGATGCAGACGAGAGTTGACTTTTTTGACGCAATTTGCAGAGCGTGTGAGAGAATCGAAAGATGGTGTAAGAGATGAAGGTTGTAGAACTTATCAAAAAGCTGAATGAAATCGGATACGACGAGAATACCGAATTGACTTTTGGGGTTGTTAATAGAGTAAACGGTAACTGGTATGAGGCTCCGTTCGATGAAATCAACTATGGAATCGATTTGACTGGCGAACCATACCATAATGATGAAATCAATATTGACATTGATGTAGATTCTGTAGAAGAATATCAGAAAGAAAAAGCAGATTCGGCTATTGAAAGTTTTGTTGATGAGATTCAGGAAGTTTTAAATAAATATCAGCGTAAGTTTATTTTTTAAGAACTAGACTTTTATGAGGTGGTAAATTATGATTGAACGCGGGAGTTTTTATGTCGTAGATGATTTTATGATTGTGGCACGTGATTATGAGCGTGAAGATGGGTATGGCCGTGCTTGGAATAGAGTATGTTCAAACAAAGAATCTCTTAAAATCTATTGCGACGCATTAGTTGATTGTGGATATAGAGATACAACTGGTGAAAAGAAATATGACTAAGCAAATAGGCTATTATAAATCCGACTGGTATATTATGGGCATCGACGGAAAATATAACAACGCCTGTATCTCGCATACAGAATCGCAGCTTCGATATACAGTTCCGAGGTCGCCAGAATGGACCATCAATGGATTGGGTTTTGCTTACCTTAGAGAACATGGGTTTGAAGATTATCCTGAACTCTATGGTATTGTATTCTATGACATGGAGTGGTGGCGACGAAAACACTATCCGGGGGACTTTTATGTAGAGATACCAATTTGCGATTTATATGCAGATTCATTTCATTTAAAATGGCGTTGCAAGGAATTTCGTGTACATCAATGGTCTTGCTTGCGTAAAGAAACAAAGTGGGTGAAAGGCAAAAGTAACTACACTATTTGTGAGCTTGCCGATAAGTTGCCACATGAAGAATTTATAGAATATCTTAAAGACAACGGTATCTATATTGTAAACGAAGGTGGTGTTGGACTTGGATGATAATAACAAAAAACTCACTCTTGGAGAAAAGATCTTGTTTTTGACAGTCGGTGTACTCATTACTCTTATTGTTGGATATTTTGTATGGACGATTGGAGAAGAAATCTATCGCCAGTACAACCCGATTGAATGGACTGCTACTATTGAAGAACTGGAATCGGGCATCTACGGATATACATCCACTACGGTATCCAATATTCCAGCAGAAAATTATGAGATGCTTACAGTTCTTTGTAATGGCACATACATGAATATCAAAGGCCATGTACAGATTGTATACGATAGTAATACTCCGTATATCGAATATAAATCGACCAGTATTGTCAATGCAGACTCTGTGATTATCCATGCACAGAAAGGGCAGATTAAGAATAACGGAGTTAGCACAGTGAGGTAATAAAATGACCAAAGAATTAGGGTTTTATAAAGACCAAACAGAATATTATAAAAGATCAATTGAAGATCTACTGCACCATTATACTGATAGCTGTAGCATATGTACGGTTAATTTAGATTGCAGTGAATGCGTTGTGGATAATTTTATCAATCAGCTACGAAATATTCTGTATAGTAGTAGTGAGTATAAAGGAGAAAACATATGAAGCTGCTTTTACAGTCTAATGGAGGATTTTCTGGATTCTATAGTAGATTTATTTTGATTGATACCGATTCACACAAGATGGTAAAAACGAATGGTATCATAAAGGATGATTTGACCAGTATAAAATATATTTGGGATTATCTTGAAAATGAAAAGATTCCAGATATTGACGACTTCGGTAAATCACTTGTTCAGGATTTTGATTATGATATATCCCTACTTGAATGTTTTCTGCCAACTGCTCAAGTGATTACGAATACTTCTATTGCGATTATGGACGACATCAATTATGATGTTTATCTATCATCTGAAAACGTTCCGTACAGAAAGTTCAGATTGAATTCTTCATCATATCTTGAAAATGACGCTCTCAGCGCAAAGCTTAGGAAACTATTTCAGACATTCTTATAAAACTTGGCTTCTTATAAAGGAGGTTTACAATGATTATTGATTGCAAATCTATTGCACAAGATATCAAAAATAAAATTAAGAATGTTATCGCAGAAGATGACTACGCTCCTATTTTACATATTTATCAAGTAGGGGACAACCCTGCATCCAACGCTTATATTCGCGGCAAGCTGCGTGACTGTGAAGAGGTTGGAATCGAAGCGGAGCTTATCAAGCTGCCAGAAAATATTACTGAAGATGAATTGAACAACAAGATCTTAGAAGATTATAATTGGGAAGATGTGGACGGTATCATCGTCCAGCTTCCACTGCCCAAACATATCAACCCTCAAAATATCTACATTCCAGACGCAGTTGATGTTGATGGTTTTAATTCTACATCTCCATTTCAGCCGTGCACTCCACTGGGTGTTATGAAGATTTTTGACTCCATCGGTTACGATCTGGATGGCAAGAATGTGCTTGTGTGTGGTCAGTCTGATATCGTAGGTCGTCCGCTGGTCGATATGCTGATTAAACGGCACTGTAATGTGATCTCTGTGAATAGCAGCGGAAACGCTCTTCGTTATTACGCTCTCCACGACGGTCTTGTAGATGTTGTCATATCTGCGGTTGGGGAACGCGATTTTATTTCGCCGTTAGATTTGTTTAACGTAGATGTCTGCATCGATGTTGGTATCAATTATGACGAGAATGGCAAGCAGCACGGTGACTGCGCTGACGCTGTTTATAACATGAAAGATATCAAGGTGACCCCTCGTATCGGTGGAGTCGGCCTCATGACCCGTGCCATGCTCTTATATAATGTATGTGTAGCTAAATATGGTGAGCACAAGATGGAAGAGGTGATTGGATGAATGAAGTCCCAATTTGGGAAAAGATAACCCTGACAATCGAGGAAGCAGCGGCGTATTCTAATATCGGCCAATGTAAAATACGTGAACTTCTCCAAGATAGAAATTGCCCGTTTATAATGTTTGTTGGTAAAAAGCAACTTGTTAAACGAAAAGCATTTGAAAGATACATAGAACAAACATATTCCATTTGAATGTATGGCTCTGATGTGATATAATCAAATTGTCACATCGGAGCTCTTTATTTAACGTAAGGAGCTTATTATGGAAAGAAGAAAAGATAATAAAGGACGTGTTTTGAAAGAGGGTGAGTCGCAACGTAAAGATGGTCTGTACCAGTATCGTTGGACAGATAAGTTTGGAAAGCGCCGCACTATTTATTCTGGCGACTTAAAAGAATTAAGAGCAAGGATTGAAAGTTTAACAGAGTATGAAATACAAGGCATCGACCCAATAGCAAACTCAATGACGGTGAAAGAGCTCGTAAAAAAATATTCCGATCTTCATAAGCCGTCTTTAAAGGAGACAACAACAAAGAACATAGATACTTTCATGAAAATTCTTTCTGGGTGTACTTTTGCCAATAAAACAATCGCATCAATAACACCGACAGAAGCAAAAGTGTTCATGAAAGAACTATATGATAAGGGGTACTGTTATGGTACAATAAATAACTATAAAGGACTACTACGACCGGCTTTTGAACTTGCCTGCGATGATAAAATTTTGTCAAGGAATCCTTTTAGCTTTCGACTTTCAAAAGTTGTGCCAAAAGAAAACAAGACAAAAACTATTCTGTCGAATGAACAATTTTCAAATCTTGTTGATTTCTGCAAAAAAGATATCTATCTCAGTCAGCACGTTGATGAACTTATAATCTTATATGAGACCGGACTTCGTGTTAGTGAGTTTTGTGGATTAACCGTAAGTGACATTGATTTAGAGCAGGGAATTGTAAATGTGAACCACCAGCTTGTATATCTTCATGGAGAGTTCTCAATCCAATCTCCAAAAACAAAAAGTGGTGTACGCATCATACCAATGTCGCAAAAAGCCAGAGAAGCATTTTCACACATTATGAGTACAAGACCACAGCTGGATGAAGAGCCGAGCATAAGTGGATATTGTGGCTTTCTACAAGTCAGTTACAAAAACAGCCCTCGTTCAGCAGTTAGTGTTGAATCAAATGTGCGACAAGCTATAAAGAGATACAATAAGGTTAATCCGCAAGAGCAACTTCCAACTGCAATCACACCTCATACTTTAAGGCATATGTTCTGCACCAGAATGGTAGAATCTGGGATGAACATTAAAGCTGTCCAGTATGTGATGGGACACAGTAAAGTCAATATGACATTAGATGTTTATAGTCATGTGGATGCTGAAAAAGCAGTTGCGGAGTTCCGAAAGATAATTCAGTAATTTTATATACTTTATAAGAATAAATTGTCAACTTCCTATAAATTGGACAATTTTTACTACACCAATTACTACACCACTTTTTCAAATCTGGTATGACATAATATAATAGAATATGAACTAGACGAGCGTGCAATAAAGAGCGGTAGAAAAGCAAGAAGAAGAAAAATAACGAATTATCGTTATGAATACAAAAGCGAACAATAACCCAAGCGAAAATATGTGCAAAGTGTAAAAATTACAAAAAAATTACAATACCCTATTGCAAAATGGTTTCAAAAGAGTTACAATATGGTTACAGCAAGGGCAAGGCCCCAAGGCTGTGTGTGAAATCTTTTTCTTCTTGTTTTTGGGATACTGGGCGCGGATCCTCCTCCTCCGGCTGTTCTCCTTCACAGCTATGATCCATGCGCCGCACAGGCAGTGTCCCGCTTCGTGTGCAAAAGGGCTCGTCCGGTGATTCGGACGAGCTTTTTTGCATTCTGTAAGCTCTGATTTGCCTGCAAAAGTGATACTTCAAAAATCAAAGTATGACCAATGCCTAAAAACGCTTGGCAATTTGTCTGTTTTTCCGCAAAGGACAATTATAAAGTTTGGCGCGGCAGGGGTTTGTATTCTTGCGGGCTTTGTGGTAAAGTATATACAATCAATTTATAGGCAGCAAACATGAATGATTTTGATGCTGATTGTATCGGATGCGTTAAGGTGTATCTGAAAACAAAGAAAATGACGAATGTTTCGCAAGCACAAGCGGGATTTAAGGCAAATAGCCGCAGGAATCCTTTGTGGATTTCAAGGCTGTTTAACGCAAAATCCAGCTGTGCTTGTAGAAATAGACTAAATTTTCGACTTTTCAGATACACCCTGAGAGAAAAGGAGTTTGATTATGGCTTATTTCTACGAAGAACCTTCCCGCACCTTTGGCGAGTACCTGCTGGTCCCCGGCTATTCCTCTGCGGAGAATGTGCCTACGGCGGTCAGCCTGAAGACCCCGCTGGTCAAGTACCGCAAGGGGCAGGAGGAGTGCCCGCTGCAGATGAATATCCCCATGATCAGCGCCATCATGCAGTCGGTCTCCGGCGATAAGCTGGCCATTGCACTGGCTCGTCAGGGCGGCGTTTCCTTTATCTATGGCTCTCAGAGCATCGAGAACGAGGCCGCTATGGTGCGCCGCGTCAAGAGCTTCAAGGCCGGCTATGTGGTGTCCGATTCCAATCTGGCTCCCACTGCTACCCTGCATGACGTGCTGGAACTGAAGGCACGCACCGGTCACTCCACCATCGCCATCACTGCCGACGGTACTCCCAATGGCAAGCTGCTGGGCATCGTGGCTTCCCGCGATTACCGCATCAACCACACCCCGGACGACGCCTGCGTCACCACCTTTATGACCCCCGTTGAAAAGCTGGTCACCGCTCCGGCCAACACCTCCCTGCACGACTGCAACAACATCATCTGGGACAACAAGATCAACACCTTGCCGCTGGTGGATGCCGAGGGCAATCTGGTGTATATGGTGTTCCGCAAGGACTACGATTCCCACAAGGCAAACGTCAACGAGCTGCTGGATAAGAACAAGAGCTACGTTGTGGGTGCCGGCATCAACACCCGCGACTACGCTCAGCGCGTGCCCGCACTGGTAGAGGCCGGTGTGGATGTGCTGTGCATCGACTCCTCCGAGGGCTACTCCGAGTGGCAGAGCCGCACCATCGGCTGGATTCGCGAGCACTACGGCGACACCGTCAAGGTGGGTGCCGGCAACGTGGTGGACGCCGAGGGTTTCCGCTTCCTCGCTGAGGCTGGTGCAGACTTCGTGAAGATCGGCATCGGCGGCGGCTCCATCTGCATCACCCGCGAGACCAAGGGCATTGGCCGTGGTCAGGCTACCGCTGTTATCGAGGTTGCCAAGGCACGCGATGAGTACTACAAGGAGACCGGCATCTATGTGCCCATCTGCTCCGACGGCGGCATCGTCCATGACTACCACATCACCCTCGCGCTGGCTATGGGCGCAGACTTTGTGATGCTGGGCCGCTACTTTGCCCGCTTTGACGAGAGCCCCACGAACAAGGTGCGCATCAACGGCCAGTATATGAAGGAGTACTGGGGCGAAGGTTCCAACCGTGCCCGCAACTGGCAGCGCTACGATCTGGGCGGCTCCACCAAGCTGAGCTTTGAGGAGGGCGTGGACAGCTATGTGCCCTACGCAGGCCCTCTGGCGGACGGCGTGCAGACCACCCTGTACAAGGTGAAGAGCACCATGTGCAACTGCGGCGCTCTGTCCATCCCCGAACTGCAGCAGAAGGCCAAGCTGACCGTTGTTTCCTCCACCTCCATCGTGGAGGGCGGCAGCCACGACGTTGTGCTGAAGAACGCCACCCCCAGCATTATGAACGGCTGAGCCTGATTTATTTGTTATAAGCGCAGAGACCGCTGCACAGCGTTTGTGTAGCGGTCTTTTTGCGCGAAAATACTTGCACAGGCAGGGAAATCGTGCTATCATGATAGAAATGCTCTGTCATGACAGGGCGGCAGATCCCCCTGCCGGGCAAGCGGCAGGCGGCGCGCAGTAGGGAAGAGCTGACGCCGGGTATAAATAGAGAGGAAAACATTCATGAACGAGATCAAGGTTGAGCCTTATATCCCCGATGAGGACTACGATAACCCCGCGATGGTGGTGGATTTTTACGAATTCACCATGGCAAACTGCCTGTTCCTGCATGGCTTTAAGGATACCACGCTGGTGTTTGATATGTTCTTCCGCAAAAACCCGGACAATCAGGGCTATTCCATCAGCGCAGGCCAGCGCAAGCTGACCCGCTTTTTGCTGGACTATCACTTCAATGAGCAGGATATCCACTGGCTGCGCACCAAGGGCATGAGCGAGGAGTTCTGCGAGTATCTGCGCACTTACAAGTGGCAGGGCGATATGTACGCCCTGCCCGAAGGCACGGTCTGCTACCCCCATGTACAGATGGTGCGCATCGAGTGCGATCTGGTGGGCGCGATCCTCATCGAGACCTACCTGCTGCAGACCATGAACTTCCATAGCCTGATCGCCACCAAGGCCACCCGCGTCACCGGCCTGAACACCCACACCCCTCGCAGCGTCATGGAGTTCGGCACCCGCCGCGCACAGGGCGAGAGCGCTGGTAACGATGGTGCTTACGCCGCAGTGCTGGGCGGCTGCATCGGCACGGCCAACTGTCTGGCCGAGATGAAGTTCGGCGCAGAGGTCAAGGCCGTGGGCACCGTGGCGCACAGCTTTATCGAGTTTTTCCCCACCGAGTTCGATGCGTTCAAGGCCTTTGCTGATACCTACCCGGATTCGGTCAGCCTGCTGCTGGATACCTATAATATTATGGAAAGCGGCCTGCCCAACCTGATCAAGCTGGACGATTATCTCATTGAGAAATACCCCAACGACCCCAACCGCCGCGTCAAGAGCGCCCGCATCGACTCTGGTGACCTTGCCCGCGGCTCCAAGCGGCTGCGCAAGGCACTGGATGCCGCCGGCAAGCCCTACATCAAGCTGGTGGCCTCCAACGGTCTGGACGAGAAAAAGATCGCCAATATGGAGCTGTACGAGCACGCACACTTCGACTCCTACGGCGTGGGCGAAAACCTCATCACCTCTGCCTCCGACCCTGTGTTCGGCGGCGTGTACAAGCTGGTGGCAGTGAAAAAGCCGGACGGCAGCTACACCCCCAAGATGAAGTGCTCGGATTCTGCCAGCAAGGCCATCATCCCGGGCAAAAAGATGCCGTGGCGTCTGTACGACGAAAACGGTCAGGCGCAGTGTGACCTGATTGCCATGGACGGCGAGGTCATCGAGGCCGGTAAGCCGGTCACCATGGTCAATCTGGACTCGGACGCCATCGAGCGCACCATCACCTTTACCCCCACCGCTGTGCGTCCGCTGCTGGTGCCGCATATTCTGGGCGGTAAGCTGGCCATTGAACTGCCCTCTATTGCGGAGAAGAAGGCCTATATTGCAAAGCAGCTCACCGAGGAAACTTGGGAGAGCGAGCTGCGTCTGGAGTGCCCCCACAAGCACTACGTCAATATGACCCCCGCAGTGGCCGAGTGCCGCTCCCGGATGTACGCCGAGCTGCACGGCGGCAAGGTGTAAGCAGCACCGAATAAGCGTTTTTTCTTGACAAAGTACGGAAACTATTGTATCATAAATATCGCTGAATTTCATGTTACTTCAAGTGACGGCAAGTCATTTGGATGACATTTTACCTCACACCTGTTATTCCCGGTTCCCTCCTAAGCCAGAGGGCAGCAGGGCTTTGTAAGCCGGGTTTGCGCCGCTGTGGTGAAATTGGCAGACACGAGGGACTTAAAATCCCTTTCTGGAGACAGAGTACGGGTTCGACCCCCGTCGGCGGCATGTAAAAGCTCAGAATTGTTCGTTGATTCGAATTTCTGGGCTTTTTCTTTTTATTCCATTTTCTGGAAGTGTTGAGCGGGCGAGAGGGATTTTTCGCGAAAAAAGGAGGAGTCTCTCTCGTGCGTAACCGTGATTTAAGACCCGCTGCCAAGGCAAATCCTACCATCCAACAGGCCTTTGAAAGGTTCCAAAAGTACAACCGGCTCAAGAACCTCTCCCAAGGCTCGCTCGACTTCTACGCCGCAAAGGGTAGGAGCTTCTTTCGGTTTCTGGGGGATACGGAACAGCCCATTCATACCATCACAGAGGAAACGGTGGAGGACTATATCTTCTATATGAAGGACCAGCAGCTCCACGATACGACCATCAATACAAACCTCCGCATGGTGCGTGCGTTCTTGTACTGGTGCATGGAAAAAGGCTATCTGGAAAAGTATCCTATCAGACTGGTGCGTGCAGATGATCCGATCAAGGAACCCTACACCACCGACGAGCTGCAGAAGCTGCTGAAGGAACCGGACTGCAAAACCTGCTCCTTTGCCGAATACCGCAATTGGGTCATTGTCAACTTCCTGCTTGGTACCGGCTGCCGTGCGTCCACGCTGCTCAACCTGCAGATCGGAGATTTGGACCTTTCCGCCGGGACAGTGTTTTTCCGCCACATGAAGGCGCGTAATCAGCAAATCGTACCGCTCTCTAAGGCACTGGTCAAGATCATGGAGGAGTATCTGGAGCATCGTACCAGCGACCCTACAGCCCCGTTGTTTGTCTCGGAGTATGGCAACCAGATGACCCTGAATTCGCTCGGTAATGCGATTTGGAACTATAATCATAACAGAGGCGTGGAGAAAACCTCTATGCACCTGTTCCGGCACACCTATGCGAAGCTGTATATCCAAGCTGGCGGCGACCCGTTCCGTCTGCAAAAGCTGCTGGGACACGCTGACCTTACCATGACCCGGCGGTATGTGGCGCTGTATGCGGACGACCTGAGAGCCAACTATGACGCCCTGAACCCCCTAGAGCAGCTGACCCGCAAAAATCGCCACGGAGATAAGATCAAGATGGGGAAGGGGGAGGGAAAGTAAAAATGGGTCAATGTCCCTTGAGCAAAACGAAATGATATGGTATAGTGAAATCAAAAAAGGAGACGCGGATCAATATGAGTGATGAAGAGAAGCGCTGGCCATTCGATGGTTTCTACCTGAAGCTGGTTGAGGCACAACGGGAGTATGAGCAAGAGCAGCACATTGACACTGCCTCGTTGACGGAAGAAGAACGACAGCAAAAATTGCAGGAGATTCTGGATTGTGTTAAGGCCTCTCGCAAAAAGAAAAAGGATGCTGACGAACAGCTTGATCCCATTGTGCCGGAGGAAGAACCGGAAACCGCCGGGGCAACTCCACAGCCTGCAAAACAGTATATTACAGATCTTGTTGGTGAGGATTACAAGAACTGGCATGGAATCGTGGTGCTTGATGCGGGCACGAACTCCGGCAAGACCTATTTTATTCTGAAGACATTGCTGCCGTGGGCATATGAACGTCGTAAGCGTATCCTGATCCTGTGCAATCGTGAAGCTCTGCGCAACCAGATCGAGCGCGATGTGAACCGTTTGGGGAGTATAGAGGTATCCTACGAGGACTATGATCCCTCGCTTGGAGGAATTGTCAACAAACCCGCCATAGATAACAAGTATGAGCACACCATCTGTGTTGAAACATACCAATGGCTGGAAACCTTCCTGCAAAGGAATGAAGATGCCGCCAAAACTTATCTGAGATCGTTTGATTATATCGTGTCAGACGAGTATCACTACATGGTAACAGATGCCAGCTTCAACGATCATGTGGATGCAAGCTATGAAGCTATTAAAGAGCTGTGGACAACGAAGACCTGCATCTTTATGAGCGCAACCGCCCGCCCCTTCTTTGATTATTGGGAGCTACGGAATATGATCCCGGAGGGACAGCACTATCGTCTGCCGATGGATTATCGGTTTGTGTCAAGCGTGAAGTTCTTCTACCGTGACGATGACGAGCTGGATATCATCCGCCGGGTACAGCCGGGAGAAAAAATCCTTGTTTTTGTGAATACCATCGCCAAGCTGCGAAAACTGCGGGACACTCTGAAGGCAGAAGGTATAGAGGATGTGGCGTGCCTGTGCTCCAAATACCGTCAGGAAGCGGAGGAATTTGACAAACTGGATGATGTGCTCAAGGGCAATGTTCTGCAGCATCAGGTCACACTGACCACAACGACCCTCTATAATGGTGTGGATATGAAAGACCCTGCGCTGAAATATATTGTCAGTGAACTGTGGAACCCGCTCGTTAATGCGCAGATCCTTGGCCGCAAACGTCCCTTGGATGAGGGGGATACCTGCGCGGTGTATTTGCTGCATTACCCCAAAGAACGTCTGGAAGGAGAACTTAAAAAAATCGAGAAGTATCAGCTGGAACCGGTCAAGGCATATCGAAAATGGTTTGATGATAGGAAGGCATGGAAGGCATACCTGCATCAGCCTGAAACAGTGGAAATACTGAAAAAAAGCCATACAGTCGTTCTGGACCCACGGGAAGGTGAATACTGCTGGCGGAAGCGTGCGACCTTGCAGGCTCGTGTAGAACGTGTTTTCCTGCTGCAAATGCTCGAACAGGGGTATCAGACAGAACTGCTGAAAAAGATCGATGAAAGCCTGCTTGCGAAAGTTGAACCCCTTGAACCACCACCGCTGCTTGCATATCTGGATGCCCACCTGAATGAGGAACGCTACTATCAAGATTGGCAGAAGATCTTCTTTGAGCTGGGGCACATCTACAACAAGGCAGATGGACACGCCGAGAAATCGTTGCCAAGCTATACCTTTGCGCGTCAATGGCTGCAGCGCTATGGATATGATTTACAGAAGAGACGTGTAACAAGTGGAGAACTGCGAAATAAGAATGTTTGGTGGGTCACAAAGCAGTAAAATGCGCACAAAATTCACTGTACTATATAGCAAAGTGAAAAATATGCGCACAGGTGCTGCTCTTTATTCGACTTCTTTATTTGATTTTTTGCGTGGTTGTGTTAGCCGAGTGCTTCTTGAACGGCCGAAGCATGAGGACGGGACAGAAACGCTCGGTTAACATGATCACGCCAACGGAAATCTTGACTAAGCGAACCTGTGAGCTTTTTCAAGATTGGAGTTGATCTAAATGGTATGAGCGCTAGCGAATACCTTCCTCTTTATCAATCCTTCACTAATAGGACGCATACTAGGAACGGGCGACGATTCGATCAGAGTAATATATCTCAAACAATTGAGAAAAACATCTGCTGCAGTGTGATTCTGTCCAGGTTTGATACCATCAAAAAGTACACCTCAAGAAGAAAATATCGTGTTACCGTATAATACAGGGGCGTCTACACTGTGGACAACGTTTGATGACTGAATTTTAAGCTGCCAAAAAAGGGGGTACTCAAATTGATTACCCCTGAGAGTGGGTCAAAATGGTCTGCGTATGGTTTCCAACCTCATTAATCATCAATCTGATTAACGAGCTCAATGGTTCAAGTTAAGCTTTGTTGCGCTGATAGAATCGCCATACACGACCCTGTACCAAACAGTACGCACCTGCAACGGCCTAAATTGGAGTGAGGTCGCTTAGACTGACTCCATTAAGAAAGGTGTGTCCGATTTTGGACAAATGCAGACGGTGCTCAAAAATGTGCGCCGTGGTTCAATTCTGTACTTTCGCCACAAGTGGAGATGTGTTTGACAGACCTTATGACTGGAATCAAAGTCCGCTCATAATTCCGTCGTATTTCACGACGCAAATGGATATGCTCAAAAGTGGTGAAAATAATAATCGAGCCGCAAATCCGCCGGGATATCTGCTGTCTGATATTAAACGCCGCTCTTTAAGTTCACTTCTTGACCGGATACCAAGTAAAAAAGAGCCCCGCTACTCGTGCTGAGCGGCAGAGCTCTGTTGCTGTTATAGTAAATGATGGTTGGTGTTAGCGTTCAATGATCTCAGTGGTAACTTTCGTTTGACCCTTGCCAAAAAGTCCGGCATAGCCAAAATCAGCCAAATCCTTGAGCTCCTGTGCTTTTTCTCGCGTCTCACGGTAATCTTCACGAAGCAGAGTATCTCCGTTTTCATCATGGAATACCGTTTTGACAACGAATTTATTTTCAGCCATAAGCTTACCTCCTGCTGCTGATAGAAGTGGTGACGTCTATTACCGCAGCTTTCTCATATATGCTTGGGACGTCCTTTTCTGGCTCTCGTAGAAGGTAACGCCAGTAACATCATCCACGACCAGATCATCATAAGGGATGCCCTTTTTATTCAGGTGGTCAATGAACCAACGTTTTTTCAGATAGCACCACGGGGTTCTGCTGAGGTCGCCGTAACTCGATGCAGGCCGCTCACATGCGTTGTAGGTTTTGCCGCAAATGCTCCACCATTCTTTACGCACTCGCTCCCGCATTTGCAGAACCTCAGAGGTGCCATGAAGGCCATGCTCTTCGCCATACTGATAATCTGCCTTCTTGATTTTTGCGTTCTGTCCCGCGCTGACTGCACCAGCCGCACCAAGACCCAGCATACCTAAAAATAACGAAAAAGCGCCTGCCATAATAGTTTCCTCCTGTATTTTGAAGTGTGTTTACTTTTGCTGTACCTGAAGTCTACCAAACGATGCATCCGATAAGATGGACTTACAAGTGTGCTGTTAAAAATATGGAGCATTGTGGCTGCCGTCGCGCGAACTGATGGATGACCGCACTATAGCAGGCAAAAAGTCTCCGGTAAGGCGTCCGGTGGCGGGGAGCACCTCACTCGGTCAGCCCCAACAGATAATCGGTCGACACCTGATAGAATTGGGCAAGCTGGATCAGATGAGGGATCTCGGGACATTTGTCGTGCTCCCATGCGTAGACTGCCCGGCGGGTCACACCCATGGTTCGGGCAAGCTCGGTCTGGGTATAGCCGTGCGTCAGGCGCAGGTGCTGCAAACGTTCTGATATAATGGTCATAGCTGCTCTCCTTTAAATAATGGGCGTCCTCTCACAGCCCGGCGAATCTCTATCTTTACGGGTGCATTTTTAAACAACGTCAAGGGTAATGGTGCCGCTCTCTTTGGTGATGATCTCATACTCGGTGGACTGGATATCCCGCAATACCAGCTTTTCAATACTCAGGATGCTGGCAAGGGGGATGGAAAGCATGGTGTGTCCGGCCATGAAATGCAGCTCTGACTTGTTCCGGTGCGTGTGCAGCTGGATGTCTTGGAACGCGATGTCTGCCCCGGAAAAAACGGCGCACCCACTGGCTTTGCACTCGGATGCCTCGGCAAGAAAGGTGTCAATAGCGATTTTATAAGTATCCATGAGGAGCCTCCTGTGATTTTATATATAGCACTACTCTCACTCGTGCCCTCGCTCTCTGTCCTGCTGTGATTAGTCGGCCTTCACGAACAGTTCCATGCAGTCCGCGCAGATGACCCGCACTTCCTTGGTGCTCCGGATGATGGTACCGCACTTGGGGCATACCCACCGCCGGGTGCTACTCTTTGCCTTGGGAGGCTTGGGCGCTCCGGTCTGGCTGCTGCCGGGTGCTTTGCTGCCTGCTCCGGTGCCTGCCATATCCGACCATGCCAGCCGCTCGCCCATCTGGATGTCCTGCCAGCCTTGGAAGATGATGAAGTCCAACAGCTCCTCGGACGGGCTCGTGATGGTCCAGCCGTACTTTTCGTGGTGGTCGACGGTCAAGCCGTGTGCCTCGGCCTGCTCCTTAAAGCGCCGGTTGTGGTAGACCCCGTTGTTGCTGGTGTCCTTGATGCCGGTCTCCATGCAGTATTCGTGCACCATCTCATGCAGCAGGGTGGAAGCGGTCTCCTCGATGGGACGGTCAAGGGTAGCCGACGAAATATTGATCTCATACTTGTTCTCACCGCCTGCCTGCCAGACTTTGGAACAGGTGATATGACCATAGGCAGACGGGGTCTTTTTCAGGCTGATGATGGGCTCGGGCAGCTTGCCTGCAAAGTAATGCTTGTTGAGCTCGCGGAACATCTTTTCCAGCTGACCAGCAGCGCGGGAGGTTTTAACAGTCTGTTTCATGATTTTTCGAACCTTTCTATTGATAAAAAAGGCCGGGACAGGTATAATATTGGTGTAGCCCGCCCCGGCGGGTGTAGTGGGCTCTATACAGTGCAAACTTTGGACGGTGCGCGCTGTATGGGGCTTTTTTCGGGTGATGTCAGGTGATGCTCAGGCGGGTGCCGGTGACCGTTTTGCTGTACTGATCGTACAGGTCAGGGGCTACGGCTTTGATGGCTTTGCTGTCGAGTCGGGTGCTGGAGAAATCGGACAGGCGGACTTTGTGGCAACCTACTTCCAGATAGTTGGTGGAGCGCTCTGCCAGTGCCTCGCGGATCTGGATCTTCAGCTGTTCCTGCTCAGCCTGTGCGGCCTCGATCGGTTGGGCGGCCTCCTTGTACTGCTCGACAAGGGTCAGTAAAACGTTGATACTCATGTGTGTACCTCTCTTCAAATCGTTGGGTGAATGGTCGGATGTGAGAACCGGTGTTCCCGATGGCATGAGTATACGCCTACTGTGCACAGTAGGCAAGATGGAATAATCACCAAAGAAAAGTGCAAATATCTGTGCAAAATACATACTGGGAATAGTATGCAAAGGCAAAAGATTATGATATAATACCTTTAAGAGTCCAAAGAAAGTTGGTGTTAGAATGGGCGGAAAAACAAGTACAGCCAGCAGGTCAAAGTACAACGCAAAAACATATGAACGGCTCGTGTTGAATTTGAGAATAGATAGTCCACAGAGCAAAAAAGCGATTGAAGCGGCAGCAGAACAAGCTGGAGAAAGTGCGACCGCCTATGTGGTGGAAGCTGTGCGCCGCCGTATGGAGCAAGAACAGATGCTCAGCGCGTCAGATACCCCGGGGGTAGTTAAAAATCTGGAAGGGGACACTGACCCAGTAGAATGA